AGAAAAGTTTATGGTTCGTTTAGATCAACAGGCTAGTTTAGATAGTAGAGAGTTTGCTGTTGTTTTACCACGTATCAGTTTTGAAATAACCGGTATTTCTTATGACGCTACAAGAAAATTAACAAGAGTACAAAAATATAAGACAGTTAAAACAGGTTCTAATAGTATATTAAATACAAATTATACACCAGTTCCTTATAATATAAATTACACTTTAAATGTATTTACAGCAACAGCTGAAAATGGCCTACAAATAGTTGAACAAATATTACCATACTTTCAACCTGATTATACTATTACTTTGAATGTTTTACCAAATATGAATATGAGTAGAGATGTTCCTATTGTGTTAAACAATGTAAATTATGAAGATAGTTATTCTGGCGATTTTGTTACAAGAAGAGCTGTAATATATACATTAAATTTCACTGCTAAAACGTATCTATATGGGCCAGCGGGTACACAAAAGGTTATACGTACTGTTCAATCAGACGTTTATACGAATACGGATATTGCTGAAAAAGCAAGAGAAGAAAGAATTACTATAACTCCGAATCCAGCAGGGGCTGATGCCAATGATGACTTTGGTTTTACAACGACTATACAAAACTTTACAGATGGTAGAGTTTATAGTAAAACAACAGACACGGATGAATAAATATAGATATGCCATTTAATAAGGTAGGAACAAAAGGTATTACAGACGGCTCGATAGCTACGGCTGAGTTTGCTGATGGTATAGTTACAAGTGCTAAATTACAAAACAGTGCTGTTACAAACGATAAATTAACAAACACAACAGTTTCAGTATCAGGCACTTCTGTTTCTTTAGGAGCTTCTACTTCAATACCAAATAAATTTGTGAATTGGCAATCAGTTATTGTTGCTGACGGTTCAACAGGCACGACAGGTGTTTCTGGCCGTGGTTATTTTATTAATACAACTTCAGCGGCTCATACGTTTACACTACCTGTATCGGCAACAAGAGGTGATAATATATCAATCAAAGATTATGCCGGTACTTTTGCTACAAACAATTTAACAATCGCTCGTAATGGCCATAATATTCAAGGCGTAGCCAATAATTCTTTAATTACTACGAATAGGGCCAGTGTTGTTTTAGTTTATATAGATGTAACTCGTGGATGGGAATTTGTGGAAGAATCAAATGTGGCCGATTTACAGGAGATAAAATTCGTAACTGCAACAGGTGGAACAATCACTACAGACGGAGATTTTAAGGTACATAGTTTTACAGGTGATGGAAATTTTGTGGTTTCGTGTGCTGGTAATCCAGTAGGTTCAGATTCAGTAGATTATTTGGTAGTAGCTGGTGGAGGTGGAGGTGGAATGGATAATGGTGGAGGTGGTGGAGCAGGTGGTTATAGAACATCTTTTCCTGGTGGAACAAAAATTACAACACCTGCTACAACTTATCCAGTAACAGTGGGAGCAGGAGGAGTTGGAGCAGCTTGGCCGGCAGGAGCATCACCTCTTTCAACAAGAGGATCACCTTCTATATTTTCAACAATTACATCAACAGGTGGTGGAGGTGGAGGAAGAAATACTGAGGGAGGAGGATCTGAAATAGGGCAACCAGGAGGATCAGGTGGAGGATCAAGAAATGATGCACCAGGAACTGGCTCAGGAAATACACCGCCAGTATCACCGCCTCAAGGAAATCCGGGAGGAAACGCTGGAACTGCTCCAGCTTATGGATCAGGCGGAGGTGGAGGAGCAGGAGCGGCAGGAACTGCTGGAACTCCAAGCACTGGAGGACCAGGAGGAGTTGGTTTACCAAATAGTATTACAGGATCGCCAGTATTTTATGCAGGGGGAGGAGGTGGAGTAACTGAACCAGGTAATCCTAATGGAAGTGGTGGTAATGGAGGAGGCGGAGCTGGAGTAAGTGGTCCAGGCGCAACTTCAAATCCAGGAACAGCTAACACTGGAGGTGGCGGAGGAGGAAGTGGTGGTGAACCAGGATCAAGTCCAGGCGGTGCCGGCGGTAAAGGCATAGTGATAATACGATATAAATTTCAATAAATATTAATTATAAATAGAAGAAAGATTTTAGAATATGGCAATTTCAAAAATAGGTTCAAAAGCATTAGTCGATTGCTCAGTAGCAGCAGTAGATATTGCTGACAACTCTATAACGGCCGCTAAACTGGCCGGTTCTATAGCAAATGCTAAATTAGCCAATTCATCAGTAACAATTAATAGCACTTCGGTTTCATTAGGTGCTTCAGCAAACATAAATCCTTTAGATTGGCAATCAGTCATAGTGGCGGATGGTTCAACAGGTACTACTGGCGTGGCCGGTAGAGGTTATTTTATAAACACTACATCAGCAGCTCACACATTTACTTTGCCAGTATCAGCAACAAGAGGCGATACAATAGCAATCAAAGATTACGCTGGAACTTTTGCTACTTTTAATTTAACGATAGCAAGAAATGGCCATAAAATTCAAGGTGTTGAGAACAACAGTTTAATTTCTACAAATAGAGCTTCGGTTGTTTTAGTTTATGTAGATGTTACACGAGGATGGGAATATGTTACTGAGTCAAATGTGGCCGAATTGGTGCCTGTATTTATTTCAGCAACAGGTGGAACAATTTTAACAGACGGAAATTTTAAGACACACGTTTTTACAGGTGATGGATGTTTTGCTGTTTCTCAATTAGGAAATCCTATAGGTGGCGGAAGTAATGTAGATTATTTAGTGGTAGCCGGTGGTGGTGGAGCTTTTAGAAATTTTTCCGCTGGTGGAGGTGCAGGAGGATTTAGAGTTTCTAATAGTTATGGATTACCTGCTCCAACAATGTCACCTTTATCTACTCCAACAGGTATTACAGTTACAGTAACTTCTTATCCAATCACAGTGGGGGCAGGAGGAACAGGAGGGCCTGCAGGTGCGGCAGGTGGAGCCACTTCTGGCAATAATTCAATTTTTTCAACAATTACATCTACAGGAGGAGGAAAAGGTGGAAGTTCTGGTAATGGTCCTGGTGATCTTGCTGGTACACCTGGTGGTTCTGGCGGAGGTGGGGATTATAATGCACTCACTGCATCAGGAGGAACAGGTAATACACCTCCTGTTGCCCCTTCTCAAGGAAATAATGGTGGAAATGGAGGGAATCCAAGTCCTTCAAGTTTTGGTTCTGGTGGTGGAGGTGGAGCAGGAGCCGCAGGTACTAGTTTTCCATCTGCTGGTAATGGTGGAATTGGATCATTTATAGATGATACATTTTTAGGGCCAACCGCTCCAAGTTATGGAGAATCTGGTCCAGTAGGTTCAACAAGATATTTTTCTGGTGGAGGAGGAGCATTTGATTCTCCAAATGTCCCAGCAACTACAGGAGGAATAGGAGGAGGTGGAGAACCAGGTAATGAACCAGGAGTGGTAAACACTGGAGGAGGGGGAGGAGGATCTCCTAGTACTGGTGCAGGTGGCGCTGGCGGCAAAGGTATTGTTGTAATAAGATACAAATTCCAATAAGAAAAATCGCTTTACAAAAGCTTATAAATATGTTATATTAATGAAATAGAAATTACATAATGAATCTAAAAAATTACTACTACTATTTTAAATCAGCGTTGTCACCAAAATTGTGTGATGACATTCTCAATTACGGTAAAAAACATCAAGCCGAAATGGCCGTTACAGGTGGTGTTGAAAATATTATTAAAACAAAAGGCAAGTTAGATAAAAAAGACGTAAAGAATATTCAAAAGAAAAGAAAATCCGATATTGTTTGGATGAATGATCGTTGGATCTATAAAGAGATTCAACCTTTTATTCACGATGCAAATAGATTAGCCGGCTGGAACTTTGATTGGGATTGGACTGAGTCATCTCAATTTACAAAATATGGAATTGGTCAATATTATGGCTGGCATTGTGATAGTTGGGATCAACCTTATCAACGACCTCAAAATGCTGATGGTACATTTCCACCAGATCACGGTAAAATAAGAAAATTATCAGTAACAGTTTCTTTAGTTGACCCATCGGAATATGTTGGAGGAAATTTAGAATTTGATTTTAGAAATTCAATGGATACAGAATGGACAAAAGGCAAGACTACAAAAGAGTGTATTGAAATACGACCTCGTGGTTCTATAATTGTTTTTCCAAGTTTTGTATGGCATCGTGTAACACCAGTAACAAAAGGAACTAGATATTCTTTAGTAATGTGGAATCTAGGATATCCGTTTAGATAATAGGAGTATATTATGGCAATAGTAACAAATGGTAATGATTTAAGAACAGATGTGTATTTTGGCTGCCCAATTTATGTAATTGATAAACCTGAATGGTTAAATTCAACAAACAAAGTTTGTGATCGATATATAAAAGAGGCCTACGATAGAGAAAAACCTAAAATGAAAGAAAGAGAAAAGTTTTTAGGTAAAAAAGATTTTGCTAAAGTGAAAGACCACGGTATGGTTTATCATTCTGGCCCACTTCAAAACGATCCAGGCCTAAAAGATATACAAGATTATATTGGTAACACAGCTTGGAATATAATGGACGGCCAAGGTTTTGATATGAAACAATATACAATGTTCTTTACTGAATTTTGGGTACAAGAGTTTTCTAAAAATGGTGGCGGCCATCACGACACACATATTCATTGGGATAATCATATATCAGGATTTTATTTTCTAAAGTGTTCTGAAAAAACATCTTTTCCATTATTTCACGATCCAAGGCCAGGTGCTTTGATGACTAAACTACCATTAAAAGATAAAACACAAGTATCTTTTGGCCAAGATATAGTGAATTATAGGCCGAAACCTGGTACAATGATATTTTTTAATTCATATATGCCTCATCAATATGCCGTTGATGATGGTGTAGAACCATTTAGGTTTATACATTTTAACATACAGGCAGTAAGAAATATGATAATAGAAGGAGTAAAAAGATTATGAGTTTTGAAAAGAATAACTATCTAGTGATAAAAGAGGCCATTGAACCAAAGGTGGCTGAATTTGTTTATAACTATTTTTTAATGAAAAGACAAGTAGCAAGAACATTTTTTGATACAAGATTTATTTCTCCGTTCACTACTGAATGGGGTGTATGGAATGATGAACAGATACCAAATACATATTCACATTATGGTGATGTTGCTATGGAAACTTTATTATTGGCCGTTCAGCCAAAGATGGAAAAATTAACAAAAATTAAATTGATACCAACATATGCTTATGCTCGTATCTATAAAAAAGGTGATATACTTCATAGACACAAAGACCGTTTTAGTTGTGAAATATCTACAACATTAAATCTAGGTGGTGATGAATGGCCTATTTTTATAGAAAAAGATCCTAAAAAAGGTGGATTAAAAGATGGTAAATATGTTACTGAACATACAAAAGGTGTTAAAGTAATTCTAAAACCTGGTGATATGCTTGTTTATAAAGGTAATCTTTGTGAACACTGGCGAGATGCTTTTGAAGGTATAGATTGTGGTCAAGTATTTTTACATTACAATAATGAAGCAACAAAAGGTTCAAGTGATAACATTTTTGATGGCCGTCCTCATTTAGGATTACCAAGTTGGTTCAAAGGTTCTAAACTACAGAAATAGTTTTATGATCTATGAAACTACCTGTTGTAATTGATAACATTATAGAAAAGAATCTACAAGAAAAAATTAAACTTACTCTTTTAAGCGATAGTTTCAATTGGTTCTTTATAACAGACGTTACACACGCTTCTGAAAATAAACAACAACGACCAGGCTTTCAACATAGATTTGTAATCAACGAAAAGATTAATAGTGACTATCACAATTTGGTTTTACCTATTATACAAAATAGTTGCAAACATATTCAATACGATTATAAAAAAATAATACAAGGCCGTTCTTTTTTACAATTGCCTTTAAGTCTTAAAAATAAAAAAATAGATACGCCTCATATAGACCTGTTTGAC